AAAAGGATTAGTTATAATCCGTTTATAGATTTTAATTAAAGGGTATAAAAATGAATAGAGAAAAATATTTAACTGAAACAACCAAGATTTTTAAAATCTTATTTGCGGAACATGGTCATAAAATACCTGATAATATTCGCATTTCTTGCGGGTTCGCTCGCGGTAGTCGTAAAGCGATAGGTCAATGCTTTAATGAAAAACTCAGTAAAGATTCAACCATTGAGATTTTCATCTGCCCTACTCAAAGCGATACAAACAGAGTTTGCGATATTCTAGCACACGAGTTAATCCACGCTTGTTACCCTACAGACGGACATAAGGGCAATTTCAGAAAGTGTGCATTAGATATCGGACTATCAGGTAAAATGACCGCAACAGTTGCAAGTGATAGATTAAACGATTGGATAGATTCTAATATCAAATCCAAGTTAGGAGAATATCCCCACGCTGAAGTAAGTGATAGCAAGAAAAAGCAATCAACACGCTTGATAAAGGTTGCTTGCGATTCTTGCGGGTATACTGTGCGAATCAGTCGCAAATGGTTGGAACATACCAACGCGACAGACTGCCACGCTTGTCAAGAACCTCTCAAACAAGGATAGTTTGAGAATGTTTAAACAGTCTCAAATGGTCAAATATGGAGATAGTAGGACATCAAAAAGTTTTTAAAGTGGCTTAAATCGCTTTATATTGAGCCGTTTAAACAGAGTTAAATAAAATAGAGGAATTAAAGTGAATAAAGTAGACGAAATACTACAAAATAAAAAACGAGCTAAACTAGCAGAAAATAAAATAAATAAAATTAAAAATTTAGCGGGTAGAATATATTGGCACAAACTAAACACTAATAAGACCGCTAGACAATGTGTTATGATAGCAGAACGTAAACTAAAAATGTTTTTACCTGATGCAAAAACACGCCACGCTGTACAGTTATACGTAGGTCATGGGGTAACTTAGCTCCTATGTGTAACTGTACTTTTTTAATAGAATCAATAACTTATAGTGTATTGAGAAAGGAAAAAAATAATGGAAGATAATCCTAGAGTATGGATAACAGTAGAGGGGGAAGATAGCAAAACATATGAAACAGAACTTTCTCCCGTTTTATTTACTGAGTTAGTAGTTCAATTAGTAGATAGGGAAATATTAGGATTTTCTATTTATAGAATTGACAAAGATAAAAAGATGAAGTTACATTAAATGAGAATGATTATCATAATGAGAATGATTCTTATTATCATTAACCAAACTTTTTGTTAAAAGTGTGATACAGTTCACACTATTAGATGAGAAAAATAAATTTACCTATGCTATAATTGCTACTCGTAGCAATTACAGGGGAATGGACAAAATGGAATCTAAAAGAAGAACACGCAAAGAGATTAATATGTTGTTTAATAGAATGTGGTTCGGTAGTGTTAGAAATACTAAAGACACACCAAAAGATTTATCACAATTCTTCTATAAGAGAAGATAAGGATTGGAGAAGTTAAGATATGAGCTTACAAGACAAAATAAATAATGTAATAGATAGAATATTATTATTAGATGATGATGATAGAATAATAGCATGGTCGATTTATTCTAAACTTGCTATTCTTGAAAGATTTGGCGCTAGTAAATCTATAATACCAAACTATCCAGAATTATATGCAGAGGATAAAATGATAGAGTTTTTAGAGGGAAATAATTTTGACGGCTCTAGTCGTTCTGTTTATGATGATGATGCTGTCGCGTGGGATAACGCAGATTATGAAACCATACATGAGTATGACACGATAGAGAATTGGAAACATCAAGAATGGATAGACAACCTAAATAAAAAGATAGGTTACATGGTAAAGGTAAATTTAAATGACGCTTAACTTAAATGTACATGGGGAAATGGCACACGCTAGAGCGTTAGCGGAACACTCTGGTTTAGTGTTACAGTATGAGGAAAATGCAGTAGCACCGAGAACTGACGGAACTACTATATATTTGCCCGCACCAGATATAGCATGGAGTCAAGATGAATGGGATTTATGGAGAAGTTTTTTATACCATGAAATAGGACATAACGTACCAGAAATGAAAGACGCTATGGACTACGTAAAAGAAAATGGATTAGATACCAACACTCCATTTGGATTTGCTCTTAATGTATTGGAAGATTACAGACAAGAACGATTTGGGTATGAACAATACGAGGGAAAGAAACAGATTATGGCTAGAGGTAGAGAGATATTTGCAAAACAACATAGGAATAGCAAGTTGTGGTCATTAGCGGGTGGGGATATTATGCCCGATATGTTTCGTTCTCTTTACATTTGGGATATGGATTGCCGTGATGATTTTATGCCAAACATTAGACCTTACACTTTACAAGCTCTTAGTGTATCTCCTAAAGAAGTAGCAGACTATGTTAAAAAGTTAGAGAAAGGTGGGTACAAAGAAAAACTTAATGCTGTTGTAACTTTCAAAGATGAAATGAAACTACTATATGACATTTTAGAAAATGTTTATGGATTGAAACCAGAAGATGAAAGGAAAGAATCAGAAAAGAAAAAATCTAAAGAGGGTAAAGGCTCAAGTTCAGATGAAAAAAAGGAAACAGAAGAAAAGTCTGAACAAAAAGATGGAGTTATAGATTGGAGTGAGTTGTTAATGCACAAACACGAAGAAGATACATGGGAAGAAAAAACAAGCTATAACAAAACACATATAAACTATGACAATATGACAGACGGAACATATCAACCTTATCAAGATAACGAAACGTCAGTAGTCGATTACCATAATAAAAAAGTAATTAATAGCAAAGACATACGTTGTAATGATGATGCTCTATTAAGTTATAGTGGTAGCAGTTACAAAGATATTTATGATGTATGTGGGGGTACAGGACTGAGTAGGAAAGTAGCCAGATTATTACAGATACAGTCAAGAGATAAATACAGCTATGGAAAGAAAAAAGGAACACTACACAGTAAAAACTTATATCGTGCGGGTATGAAAGATGCACATGGGTTTAATAAAAGAGTGTTTAAACAGCGTGAACAAAACACTTGTTTAGACGTAAGCGTTACAGTATTGGGAGATTGTTCTGGTTCTATGGGTGGCAGTAAATTTTCTAATATGGGTAAGTCTATGGTTCTATTAGGTAGAGTTCTAGGAGACTTAAACATAAACCACGAATTAGTAGGGTTTACAGACACTTACAATCAGCTTATGTACTTGTATAAACCTTACAACGTAAGTAAGGTAAACAGTACTACTCTGGCTGACAGGATAAGAGCTTCATGTCAAGTTATGTCTGGAAATGCTGATGCTGATGCTATTCTCTGGTGTGTTAAAAGGATTAAGGAACAAAATACAAAGAGAAAAATAATAATTGTTTTATCAGACGGCTGTCCTTGTGGTGGTAAAGATGGGTGGTCGCAACCAGAGATACTTAAAGTAGTAACCAACAAGATAGAAAAAAGCAAAGATTTAGAAATTTATGGTATCGGAATAGAAGATGATAACGTAAAACATTTTTATAGAGATAACAAAGTAATACACCAATGTTCACAACTAGAAGATGCGTTGCTTTCAGTTATCAAAACTAAAATCATAGGATAAGGAGAGAGATATGCCAAGCACTAGCGTTAGTGAAATGGAAAACTCAATAATGAGTGGTGTAGTTGATGAAATGCTTAAAGAAGTTGAGGAAACTGAGAAATCAAATAAAGAGGATTTAAGAGACAAACCTTTCTTTTTAGATAAAGCTCCTAGTAAGCAGTCTTTTAATAAGGGGTGTAGAGAAGTGTTTGGTGTTAGTATTCCTAAAGGATTACCAAACGTACCTGTTACAGTTTTCAAGAAAGAAGATTGGAACAAAGAAATGCAGTCTCACATACCAGAGATAGACAAGAACTATCAATTTCAAGTTAAAGAGTTAATAGAATTGATAGTAGGTCTTGAGTTAAAAGATAATGTCTGGATTTCTGGTGCAACAGGTAGTGGAAAGTCAAGTCTTGTAGAACAAGTTTGTGCTTATACTAACAGACCTTTTGCTAGAATAAACGGCAGAGGAGATATGGAGAGTGGTGCTATCTTTGGACAGTACGTTTTAGAGGACGGCAAAACTATTTGGAAAGACGGAGTATGTACCGAAGCAGTAAAGAATGGTATGGTTTACTGTCAAGATGAACCAACAGTATTACCGCCAGAAATTGCTATGGGTTATCAATGGCTACTTGAAAATGGTGGGAAGTTAATGCTAACGGATAAAGCGGGAGACACTAAAGACAAGTTAGTTACTCCTCATAAACATTTTAGATTCGTATGTTGTGATAATACTAAAGGAATGGGAGATGATACAGGCTCGTTTGCGGGTACTAACATATGGAATACAGCAACATTGGATAGGTTTTCTACTTCAATACAATTAGATTATCTACCCAAACAAAAAGAAGTTGAAATAGTAAAAGCTAAAGTTGACAACATTACAGATAAACTAGCAGAGTATATGGTACAATTTGCGGGGTTAGTTAGAACAGCTTACGCACAAGGTAATGTATCTTTTACTATGTCTCCAAGAACATTACTGTCTTGGGGAGAAAAAGCAGTATATTACAAGAGTATAAAACAGGCTCTTAAAGTTGCATATTACTCAAAGCTACCTAATGATTCAGAAAAGGTTGCGATAGAAGAAATGTATGCTACTGTTTTTGCGGAAAGGTTTAATAAATAATGATAAGGAGAATGAAATGCGTTGCAAAAGCTGTGATAGCATACTGTCTCCTAACGAAATTATTTGGAGAGAGGATATTAAGGAACATGAAGAACTTTGTAGAAAGTGTAGGGAAATTGTATCATCACAATGTCCAGATAGCGATACAGTTTATAGTCAGGACATTAAAGACAGTTATGATGAAGCTATAAATAGTTTAATAGAAGATTATGATGATGAGAATTATTCTCAATTACTAAATTTAGATAAAGGAGAAAATGATGAGTATTAAAAGAGGTATCAAAAGTGGAGACTTAGTATATATTAGTTCTGTTTCAACTGATGATGTGCTTTATCAATATGGGGGAAAAAGACCTGTTGGTAGTTATCTTAGTGAATCTGAATATAAACATACTTCTTTAGTTGGAATGATAGGTAAGCTACTAGCTTATAGAGAACCAGAGGGCAAACACAACAAGTCTGGTGTTACTAAAGCAATAGTTAGTCTTAGTTTACCAGAAAATTTCTTTGATTTTACTGAGGATAATAAACCTACGTATTGGAATAGACATTATAAACTGTCAGAAAATAAAGGAGTTAAAACAAAAAGTTTTGATGTGCTGTTCGCAACAGGTGTCAAACTAGAACTCGTAAGTGTACTGCCTAGCGACTTACGATATGGGTTCTGTAATACAGAGTTAATATCAGAGTATATTAGACCAACAAATATGGATAAGGAAGTTTACTCTAGTGCAGAACATGAGTTTACACCTGTGGGTTTTCAAGGTGAATGATAGGTTAAATAGAAGCGAGTTTGTACCCTACGCACCTAAAGATAGGGGTGTGCAGATACACATACACCATTGTAAACAAGGTTACAATAATGACAGATTATATATAAGGAGAAATGAAGATGAATCAATCGTTGCTTATTGCCACCATTGTGGCAAATCTGGCTATTCTTTTTCTGACAATTTACAGATTAGAACAGCTAAAGAAGTTCACCAACAGACTTGGAGACATGGTAAACTTAGCATTGAATCAAGTAATCCAAGTAGACAGCAAGACTTCAGAAAAACTTGGGATAAAAAAGACAGAGCTTACGAGAGATATAGAGCAACTTATAAAGAACAACCCTTTTTGATTAAAAACCTTATTAATCAAGACCTTATAGATAAGTATGAAATTAAGGTAATAGGGGATAGGATTTATTTTCCAATTTTTGACCAAACTGGTAAGAATTTGAAAGTTGTCTTAGGTAGAGGAGAGAATCCTAAGTGGTTGGTTGAGTGGTTATCTAAGGACAAAACCTATTCCCCAATAGGTAGTGGAGACACCTGTGTAATAGTGGAAGATGTTGTGTCTGCTATAAGAGTAGCCGAATGTGGTTATTCAGCGTTACCATGTTTGAGTAGCTCATTAAGAGATTGTCTCTTGCCACAGCTTGAAAAATATGGTACAATAGTAGTGTGGTTAGATAATGATAATTCTCAAGTATTATCTAATACACTAAAGATTAAAAACAAAATCAATTTAATAAATGATAACGTCTGGATATGTAAAAGTAAGCAACCCAAAGACATGAGTGATTTAGATATATTAGAAGTATTAAATGAATATAAAAAATAAAATACTGCAAATTGTAAGAACTCCTCTTTTCAAACAAAGAGTAGTTAAAGACAAGACCAAATATGATAGAAAAGTAAAACATAAAAAGGTAGAAAAACAATGGAATTAGATATATTATTATTATTATCTATTAAAGATAATTATTATAAATATAATAAGTATATAAAAGATTATACTTTAACTAAGGAATGTAATCTTATATTAAGAGATATGGATTACTACTATACCAAGAACCCAACGTACAATATTGTTAAGTGGTCTGATTTTTCTACTTGGTTTTGTGCTGTAAAGCACTCATCATGGAACGAACAAGTATTAAAGACCTATCAGATTATTTTCAAAAAGCTAGAAAAGAAATCCTCTGGAGATATACCAAACGAGGAGATTGTCAAACACTTTGTTACTATGGACTACGCCACTAAGATATTTAATGAGGTAGCCAAGATAGCAGAGGGTTTGTCAAGTGATATGACTCCAGTATATGACCTAGTAAACGAACATCAAAGCTCTATGCCTGATGATTTTGAAGATACCTCTGTACTTACGGATAATGATTTAGAAGATTATATTTTAGATGCCAGTAACCAATCTGGTTACGCATGGAGACTAGAGTGTTTAAACGACTCCATTGGTCATACTGGAATTGGAGATTTAATTTGTGTAGGTGGCAGACCAGATTCGGGAAAGACTACGTTACTAGCAAGTGAAGCTACACATAGAGCCAGTATTATGCCACAAGGTAAGCACGTTATATGGATTAATAACGAGGAGAGGGGGCAGAAAGTTAGATTGAGACAGATACAATCTGCCATACAGAAGTCAAAAGATGAAGTGTTTAGCAATGTGCCTAAAGCGATAGAGGAATACCAAGAGGTAGTAGGCGGAGAGGATAGAATAGTTATAAAAGACTCTGCAAGCGTAGATGTAACAGAGGTAGAGAAACTTATAAAAGAATACCCGCCCGCACTTATAATAATAGACCAGTTGAGTAAGCTAGTAAGTTCTAAGAGTGGAAAGCTCAACGAAGCACAGAGAATACAAGCATTGGGAGAACAAGCAAGACAATGGGCAAAAGACCATTGTACTGTCATCTTTACTATTTGGGCAGACGGCACAGCAGAGGGAGAAAAGTGGATAGAAATGAACCAGTTATACGGAAGTAAGACAGGTGTTCAGGGGGAGTGTGATGCTATAATTACAATAGGACGTAGCAACGAAGAAACTGTTGCCGATAGAAACAAAAGGTACATATACATACCAAAGAATAAGATATGTGGTGGCGACCATTTATTGATTAATGGTAAGTTTGATGTTGCAATAGAACCTGTCAAGGCGAGATTTAAAAATGGATAGTAAATATTATGTAGTTGATGTAGAAACTACTGTTAATAACACAGATAAAGATAAAAAGAAATGTGGTCTTGCGACTCCGTTTGATGATAACAATAGGATAGTAGCTATAGGAATAAAGACAGCAGATGTGATAGCACCAATACTATTT